AAGTTTCTTGAAGAAGATACGCAGGTTGTCTGCTGTAGAAACATACCTCTCTAGCTTTGTAGAGGGCATAGCAGACCATGTTAAGAGAGATGGTAAGCTACACGTTAGATTACTACAGCATCGCACCTCTACTGGACGATTTAGTGGAGCAGACCCTAACATGCAGAACATGCCCAGAGGTGGTACATTTCCTGTGAAGAAAGTATTTATATCTCGTTGGAACAAAGGTAAAATACTTGAAGCAGATTTTGCACAGTTAGAATTTAGAGTTGCAGCATTTTTGTCGCAGGATAAAACTGCCATTCGTGAAATATGTAATGGTGTGGATGTTCATGCTTATACAGCAAAGATTATATCGGAAGCAGGACAGCCTACGACAAGACAAGAAGCTAAAGCACATACCTTTGCACCTCTCTACGGTGCTACAGGGTATGGTAGGACAAAAGCTGAAGCTGAATACTACGAGCAGTTTACCAAGAAGTATGATGGTATAGCCAAGTGGCATGACAATCTTGCACAAGAAGCTATAAATACTTTGAGGATAAAAACACCTTCTGGCAGAGAGTTTTCTTTTCCAGAGGTTGAAAGAAAGGGCAATGGTAAAGTTACGTATGGGACACAGATTAAGAACTATCCTGTACAGAGTTTTGCTACTGCTGACATCGTTCCTTTGGTTCTAATACGAATAGAAGAAGCCTTGCAAAATATGCAAAGCTGTATTGTAAATTCTGTACATGACTCTATCGTTATAGACATTCACCCAGACGAGCAAGACCAAGTTTTAAAGGTGATGAAAGAAATAAACAAGAACTTAAAAAATATAGTTGACAATCACTTCAATATAGATTTTAATGTACCCTTGTTACTAGAATCAAAAATAGGAAATAATTGGCTTGACACTAAAGATGTCTTGTGATATAACTATAGTTCTTTAAGTAAGATAGGAGATAAATATATGAGTGCAAACATTACAACAATAGATACAGACAACTATGCAGTTATGGCGAAAGCTATGGGTATGGCATCTGAAAGTGATACAAAGAAGAAGTCCAGTACACTGGCTCGACTACGTATCAATCATTCACCCTTGATGGGACAATCTGAGATCAATGGCAAGTCTGTCAATGTCGAAGTTGTCGAGGGTGGAACATACAAACTTGAAGTCCCGGATGGTGAAACATTTTATTCCACCACAGCGAGTGTTCGTCCGTTTATGCAGAGGTATATGTATAAGCGATTTGTTATGGGTTCTGGTGATACACCAAACAAATACATTAAGACAGTTATGAATGACAATCTTAATGTTGACCTCAAGGACAATGACGGTGGCTTCAACTGTGGTAAACCTGCAGGGTTCATTCAAGACTTCAAGGCTCTTGACCAGTCTACACAGGATCTTATCAAGCAGATCAAAAGAGTGCGTGTTATCTTTGGTACTATTGATATGAAAGATGCTGTAGATTCAAATGGTGTATCTGCTGAGTTAGGAACTACACCTTTCATATGGGAAGTAGAAAACAGAGATGCTTTCAAAACGCTTGGTAACTGTTTTATAAAGTTATCTAAGATGAAAAGGCTACCACCACAGCACACTTTTGAAGTGGCTACGGAGCAAAGAAAGTTACCTAATGGTAATAGTTTTTATCTTCCATCTGTTGCTGTAAACTTGACAGATATAATAAAGCTGTCTGACGAAGATCAGCAAACATTTGCAGACTTTATGCAGTGGGTTGATAACTACAATGATTACATCATAGGTGCTTGGGACGAGAACTCTCGTAAAAAAGAGGACATGGATGTTGATGTTGTTGACGAGATTATCGAAACAGAGGAGATACCATTCGAATGAACCATCCCTCTGAAATGGCTTTGCATCAATACTTGGAAGATGCTATCAATGGAAAGACCTCTATGTCTGCTAGTACCATAGCAGGTATTAAAAAAGACATAGGGGAAGCATTGAAACGCCAGTTCGGTAAAAAGACTAAGCGTAGAAAGTTTAATCTTAGAATGTCTAATATAGGTAGACCGTCCTGTCAACTATGGTTTGAAAAAAATAAACCAGAAAAGTCAGACCCTCTACCTACTACATTCGTGATGAATATGATGTTGGGTGATATTGTTGAAGCTGTATTTAAGGGTTTAATGAGAGAAGCAAAGATTGACTTTCAAAACTCTGAAAAGGTGCATCTAAACGTAGCAGGTAAAAAAGTAAGTGGTACATATGACCTTGTATTAAATGATGCAGTTGATGATATAAAGTCTGCTTCAGATTGGTCTTACAGAAATAAGTTCGAGTCTTTTGAAACTGTTTCTGCCGATGATGCTTTTGGATATGTGGGACAACTCGCAGGTTATGCAAAGGCTATGGGCAAAAAAGCAGGGGGATGGTGGGTAGTAAATAAAGCTAACGGTAGTTTTAAATATATACCTGCCAGTGATTTAGACGTTGACAAAGAAGTTGCAAAGCTTGAAGAAAACGTCAAAACTGTAACACTAAATAAATTTAAAAGGTGTTATGAACCAGAAGAAGAAACATTTAGAGGTAAGCCTACAGGCAATAGAATACTTGGTAAAACGTGTTCTTTTTGTAGATACAAACACTCTTGTTGGGAAAATTTACAAGAGTTACCATCTTTGTTGTCTAAAGCTAAAGAGCCTAAAATTGTTTCGTATGTTAGTATCGGAAAGGAGCAAATAGCATGAATGATAAATCAAATCCTACACTAGAGGAAATGGCTAGTGAAATATCTGAAATGGAAAAGCAGCTTTTGGAAATGAAAAAAGCTTATCGTGAAAAAAAGTATGAGGGCTTGAAGATAGCTATGGATGCCAGAAAGTCGGCAGACGAAGCTGTCAGCGAAGAGTTAAAAGCTCTTGGTATGAAGACTTTTCCGTTTAACAGGTCTACATCTATTTGGTGGTAGGTGTTTAAGTCTGCTAAATACAATCTAGCACGTAGGCTAGGTTTTCGTAGTGGTCTTGAAGTAAAGATCGCAGACGAGTTGAAAGAACTCTCCATTCCGTTTATATACGAGGGTATGAAAATAGAGTGGGAAGACCTAGCTTATCGTATGTATACACCAGACTTTGTATTGCCAAATGGTATTATAATAGAAACTAAAGGCAGATTTACTGTAGCTGATAGACGGAAACATCTTTTAATAAAGAAACAACATCCTAAATTAGACATTAGATTTGTTTTTGAAAACGAAAACAATAAACTGAGAAAAGGATCAAAGACCTCTTATGGTAAATGGTGTGAGAAGAATGACTTTCTTTACTGCACTAGAGTTATACCACAAGCATGGCTAAAGAAAAGAGGTAAGAAAACATATCCCACTCTCATACAATTTAGGAATAAAAAAATATGACCAGAGAACCACTGAACTTTTTAGGATACAGAGATGAAGAGATTAGTATTCGTATATCACCAGAACTTGACAATAATAAATGGACAGGTAACTTGCATCTAACCATAGATGCTTTTGATAGTAGTCCCTTAGATGATGTCGATTATTTTTCTCTTATGAATTTTGTAAGAATGATAATGGCAACACCTGTTTTGATTGAAGAAGATGAAAGTGCAAGAGATAAACTTTGGGCAATAGCACAAAAAGATATTGACCAAAAGAAAAAAAATGGTAAGATACTTGGAAGAGAAGGTAATATTATAAAACTTAATTTTAACAACGAAACAGATGGGAGTGCATAATATGGCAAAATGGGAAATAGATTGTAAGGATAAAGATATGGTAAATAATCCACCTCATTATAACAAGTACGGTGTAGAATGTATCGAAGCTATTCAATCAGCTACAGGTGAAGGATATGAATATTATCTACAAGGTAATATAATTAAGTATCTTTGGAGATACCGATACAAGAATGGTGTGCAGGATTTAGAGAAAGCACAGTGGTATCTAAATAAATTAATAGAAGTAAAAAAGGGTGACAAAGCATCACCAGATTTATTTTCTAGTTTTGGTATAGAGTTGAGTGATGGTTGTTAAAATATTTCTTACATTAGATTTGGATGAAGAAGATTATCCTATACCTGCTGATGGTGATCCCACTGAGGAGATACAAGAAGCTGTAGAAGAGTTTATTCACGACATTGATGGACTTAAAATAAAAAATATTAAAATTATGATGGAGAACTAATTATGGAAGATTATCAAAAGTTTATTGCAGTTTCTAGGTACGCTAGATGGATAGAAGAAAAAGGACGCAGAGAAACATGGGATGAAACTGTGCAAAGATATGTGGACTATATTACTGAGAAAGTAAAAGGTCATCTACCTAAGAAGCAAATATTTGATGCCATAAAAAAACTAGAAGTCATGCCCTCTATGAGAGCCTTGATGACAGCAGGACCTGCTCTCGAAAGAGACAATACAGCAGGGTACAACTGTAGCTATCTTCCTGTAGATGACCCAAAAGCTTTTGATGAAGCTATGTATATTCTTTTGTGTGGCACTGGTGTAGGCTTTTCTGTTGAACGTCAATATGTATCACAGTTGCCAGAGATACCACAAAGCCTAGACCATGTAGATACTGTAATAAAAGTGCAGGACAGCAAAGAAGGATGGGCAAGAGCTTTACGTAAGCTCATAGGTCATTTGTATATGGGCGAAGTTCCTGTGTGGGACATGTCAAATGTAAGACCTGCAGGTGCTAGGTTAAAAGTGTTTGGTGGCAGAGCCAGTGGTCCTGCTCCACTTGTAGATTTATTTAACTTTACTGTTGCCCTGTTTCGACAGAACGTGGGCAAGAAACTATCTAGTTATGATTGTCACAATCTTATGTGTAAGGTTGGAGAAGTTGTTGTCTCTGGTGGTGTGCGTAGATCAGCTATGATTAGTTTGTCTAACCTCTCAGATGGACGCATGAGACATGCCAAGTCTGGCAAATGGTGGGAGACAGCACCACAGATGGCTTTGTCAAACAATTCTGTTGTCTACACAGAAAAACCAGACGGTGAAACATTCTTACGTGAGTGGACATCCCTTGTGGAATCAAAGTCTGGTGAACGTGGAATATTTAATAGAGTATCTGCAAAAGACCAAGCATCAAAGTATGGTAGGAGAGATCCTAACCACGACTTTGGCTGTAATCCTTGCAGTGAAATAATATTACGTCCTTATCAATTTTGCAATCTGACCGAAGTAGTCATTCGTGAAAAAGATAGGTATGACGATTTGAAGAGAAAGGTTATGCTTGCTACCATACTTGGCACAGCACAAGCTACACTTACAAAGTTTCCTTATCTACGTAAAATATGGAATAAGAATACGGAAGAAGAGAGATTGTTAGGTGTCAGTTTAACAGGTATCATGGATAACCCACTAACTAATGGAAAGAAACATGGACTTGAAAAAACACTCAAACAACTCAGAGAAGTTGCCGTTGAAACAAACAAAGAATGGTCGGCAATCTTTGGTATCCCCCAAAGCACAGCTATCACCTGCATCAAACCCAGTGGGACAGTATCACAGCTTGTGGACTCAAGCAGTGGTATCCACCCTCGTCATAGCGACTATTATATTCGCACTGTTAGGGGGGATAATAAAGATCCTCTTACTAACTTCATGGTAGATAGTGGCATACCAAATGAAGCAGACTTCATGAAGCCAGATACACAAACAGTGTTTAGCTTTCCTATGAAGTCACCTAAGAACTCTGTGGTGAGAAATGACATGACAGCAATAGAACAGCTAGAGATGTGGCTTCTCTATCAGCGACATTGGTGTGAGCATAAGCCCTCTGTAACGGTGTCTGTTCGTGATGAAGAGTGGATGGAAGTGGGTGCGTTTGTATTCAAACATTTTGACGAAATGTCTGGTGTGTCTTTTTTACCACACTCCGATCATACTTATCAACAAGCACCATATCAAGATTGCACAGAAGCTGTATACAATGATTTTAGCAGTAAGTTCGGACATATTGATTGGGATAAATTCCAGAGTTATGAAAAAGAGGACAATACACATTCCTCACAAACACTCGCTTGTTCTGGTGACAGTTGCGAGATAGTGGATATAGGTGCATGACATGAATATTATAGTGATCTATGCAACTATATTTATTAATGGCGTAGTTGGTATTGTTGAGTATAAAGGTGAACTTTTTAGAAACAATGAAGATTGTATCACATATCTACAGGAATATAATGACCACATTAATACAACATTGCAAGAGCATATAAACAAGAAAGATAGAGGTGCTACCGTTCTTTATATTGGTTGCTCTAAAAGAGATAAATTTACACAAGAAGGAGATTTGACATGAAGTTCTTATCAAGAAAAGAACGTGGTCTTGGTAGGCATGATGCACCACTGAAGATACAGTGGATGAAAGGCTACGATGCTTTTGCATATGGAAAGCTAAAAAACCCTTATAGCTCTGACACCATGATGTACAGAGAATGGGAACGTGGGTATATAGCAGCCTACTATGATAACTTAGATAGAGGAATACATGAGGTTAGAAGAAGAAGCAAAGGATTTTATGGACAGAAGAAACAGAGATCCGAAGACAATGTTCGAGGTTCTCACAGAGATGACGTACAGGCTAAGAGAGTGCGAGAAAAGTCTGAAGGAGATAAAAGAGGTGATACGTAAGTTGCCTGTAAAGAATTAGTCTGGAAAAGGATTTATTGTTGCTCCACCTGCTTCCAATGCAAGTTTGTGAAGAATAGTAAAATTGTACATATCATCATTCTCTGGAACTCCAAAAGGTTTACCTGTTTCTGGATTTATCATTTCGTGATAAGTATTCTTTGCAATCCTTTGTATATATTTAGGTTGTCTATCAAACTTAAAAAATGATATAACATCTTTTGCTCTGCTACCCTCTTCTAAATTTCTAACATATTTATCTCTTTCCTGTTTAAAAGCCTTAATTCTATCTTTTAACATTATTCTTTGAACTTGAGACAGAGTTAAGTTTTCTGTAGCTTCTAAATTTTTATATTCATCACTTGTTATATAATCGTGTAAAGGAGTAGATATAAATCTAAAAGCTAAGTAATTGTTTAGATTATTAAATTCAGGATTTGTCGTATATCTTGCTAATGTATTTTTTGGTATTTTTAGTCTAATAAATTCTTCTTCAACTAATGTTGCTCTCTCTCTAGCTAATAAACCTGTAAGCTGTCTTCTTATAGCATCAGGTCTTCTTATGACACCCTCTTTAAAAGGAGATGTTAAAGGCACAGGTCTTTCATAGTTAGGATTTACCTTCTCCATAAAGTCATAAATGTAATCATTTCCCGGTAGTCTTTTTGTTGACTGATTTATGAACATACTAAATAAATCTTTACTTTCAGAACTTTTTAGTATTCGAGCATTGTCATCACCAAATAAAGCGTTGTATGCGTCCTGTGGAACTGTTGCAGGTATTGTGTATGTTTCAAGTGCATTAGCCACTAAGTTTACACCTAATTTGTGAAATCTTTCTGGATCACCCTCATCAAATTCTTGTATCATTTTTTCAAAACTGTACGCAGCAAATCCTGTTTTAAATGCTTGCATACCTGTTACGTTTGCAACAGTTTCTCTAAACAATTTAGAATTTGACTCAGGTGTTACAGGCTCTCCCTTTAACTTTCTCGCTAATAAATCACCAAAGTAAAGATAAGGAGCTAAAGGAAATAAAGGTCTTAAATCAACAGTTCTGCCGTCTTCAGTTTTCATATCCCACCAGTTACCTCCTGCATGCTCTGACATTCTAAATGCAGTTGCACCCATTAAAAAAGAAGTTCCTAGTAATCCTTTAGATATCTCTTCATATCCCTCCGTTAGCTCTCTAGCTGTTTTATTTCCTAACAAAGAAGCAAACTGCATCCTAGCTCTTGAATCAATCATAAGAAAAGCAGGTGAGTGTTCATATGTAAATCTCATAGCGTTTACCATAAATCTTGGAAACGGTGCTATTGATGTTGCAAAAAATGGTACAGAGTGTACACCCTGAATAAATGCTTTTGCCAGAGGATTATCTGGTGATCTTTGATATGTAAAATAAAGAGTGTTTTCTATTGCTCTTTGCATAGCATCTCTACCCTCTTTAGTTTCGTTGAATATCTTAGCGAACTCACCTCTTTCTATTATACCACGTAACTCAAAGTCCTCTTGTTTAAAAGCTTTACCAAATCTCTTTTTGTATTCTTCTGGACTAAACTTTCTTAACTCTGTTGCTAAGTCATTGAGTTCTCTTTTTAAGTTACCTGTTAATGCTGCTCTTTTAAACCAGTTATCAGATAGAGTATTTATATAGTTCACACCTCTTGATAGTTTAGCTAACTTTTGCAGTTTTATATCTTTTTTTGCAGCATCTGCCAAGTCAAGCAGTGGTCTAAACACTGCATCTGACTGTTCTGCAAACTCAAACTTAAACATCTTTTGTACGGCTCTGGCTTCTGCAGAATTTAAAAATCCTCCCATAACACCCCACGCATCACTATTAGGTGTTAATCTTTCTACCCCTGTTATTTTTTGTAATGATGTGTCTATACCTCTAACCACAGCATCCATAGGAAGTCTTACCACACCACCTAAAATGTTTCTAACAGTGGTAGCAGGTTGAGATGTCATAAAAGCTAATCTAGCTGAGTCCAATTCTTTTGCTACTCTTAAACCTTTACCTGCCATAGTATTGTCAAAGTAGTCTCTCACATTCTTTTTTGATAATTGTGCTATCTCTTCTTTTTGTTCTTTTGAAAATTTAAAGTAATCAAAGTTAAGTGCTTCCTCCATACTTTCTCTAAAAGCGTCCATCTCCTTAGAAAGTTGACCTCTTTGCTGTAATATTCTACCTGCTTCAGAAGCATCTGCTACAAATATACTTGATAAATCACCATAGTTTAAGTTATAATCTTTTAGTATTTTAGAAAAAGACTTATCTATTACTTCCTCTGAAGTACCTTTTTTAGCTTTTATCTTTGCTATTGCCCTTGCAACTGTTTCTGATATTCTTTCTTGTTCTAACTTTCCTGTTTTTTCATTGATCCTAGCAGGAGCTTTACCTGCTATTTTAGTTATCTCAACCAACGCACCCATAACTTGTTTGTACTTTTCAGATTTTATTCCTATTCTTAAATCATCATCTAAACCACTTGCTTTAGCTATACCTTTTAATTTTATCTCCCCTTTTTCTACTTGTATTGGATCAAGAGCTTTTAGTTTAGCTTCTAAATCTTTTGTTATAGATTTATTTTTATCCATAGTTTCAGTTGCTAATTCATCTGCCTTTTTTATTCTGTCTTCTATGGTTTTTTTACCCACCTCAAATATATCACCTGTGTTTCTTTCTGCGTATGCAACAGTTTGTCCTTTTATACTTAGAGGAACAAGAGCAGCAGGAAGTATACCACTTATAGCTGTTACTGCACCTGTTTGCAAGTAAGAATAATCATCTTTTAGTTGAGCATCTATTTGTGCATTTTGAGCTGCTATATCTTGAGCTGCACCTGCAGTTGCTTCAATAGCAACAGCACCTAACACTTGTCTTGTGCCTACTTGTTGTAATATCTTTGATATACCTAATTTAGTAGCTTGTGTTCCACCAACGGCAGCACCTTTACCAAGCACAGGAATAAGTAGCCCCAACCATGTGGAAGGAGCTTTTGCTATTCCCTCTAAAACATCTCCAACGGCAGTCATACCTCTGCCACCTTCTTGAAAAAAGTAAGGTAATGAATTTTTTGCAGTGAACAAAAGTCGATAGTCATTCATTTGTTGCAGTCTGTCTTGATATGTTTCTTCATTTACACCTGCATAGTTTTCCATGTCGGCTTTTAAACTACTAACATATCCAAAGTCGTTTATAGCTGTTAGTTCATTTACATCAAACTTATTAAAATGTTCTAAAGCTAAATCTAAAGCATCTTCTGGACTTATATCGTCTTTTCCTAAATGATTTTGTGCAAACCTAACCGCTGCGTCATTTATTTCTTGATTGTTTTTTATGCTCTCATATGACTGTTTCTCGCTTTTAAGCAAAGAAACTGCATCCTCATTAAGATCGTCATAATGCTCTGCATTTTCTTGTTCTACTATTTCTTTGTTTTCTGGAAAAGTTTGTGGGTATGTTTTACTTTTTGAGTCAAAAGTTACATATCCCTCTGGCATAGTGGAGTTTAGTTGTTTAAAATCATCACTAAAAAAATCTATGTCTGGTCTTGGAGTTGTTTGAGAGTCCAAATAACCTTCTGGCATTGTTTTATTTTCAGGTAGCATTTTAAGGACCTGCCATTAAGCTTTCAAAGTATGCTCCATATTCATCTACTTCTTCTTTTGTTATAGTTCTAAAACCAAAATCTCCTTGTGTAGGTATCATTATTTCAAATGTATTACCTCCACGTTTTTCTAACTGTTGTTTTAAATACTCATAATATTTAAATGTCGGCTTACCATCTATAAAGGCTTCACTTTGAGTATAAACTAATTCTGGTTCTGTTGTTCTGTATTCACTAAAATGTTTTTTCAGTGCATCTACAGTAGCTTTTTTTCCGTCTAATTGTGCTATTGTTTGTATATAACTTTCAACTGTAGATTTTCTTAGAATATTATATGCTTTTATTCTTTGTTCAGCAGTTCCACCAGTTATTAGTCCATTATTACCCATAGCTAGATTTGCAAAAACACTTTGCATTTTTTCTTGTGGTAAATTTACTATCTTACCAAATTTTTCTGCGGCTTCTGCAGGAGATTGTTTAAACATATTAAACACTCTAGCTGTATCAGCTTCTACTTTTTCCACTGTTTTAAAGTATAAATCTGAATCAACTCCTGCTGCAGGTTGTAAAGCTGTTATAAAAGCATCAGATTTTTGTTTAGAATGATATAAATTGGTTATTTCATTTTGTAATTTTTCTACTGTGCCTTTTATTTCATCTTTTCTACCTTGTGGCATATTAGCATCAGAATCTGCGTTGCTTTTATCTAACATTGCTTTTTTAAATAGTTCTGTTTTTTCTGCTAAAATATCATCAAAACTCTGTGGATCTGCCAAACCTTTTTGATTTACAAACTCAACAAAAAAGTCTAAGTTTTGATCCATATCTCCTTTGTAAAATTCTTGTAAATTTATTGTTGGCTTTGCACTTTTTGTGCCTTTTTGCACATCTAATGAATGAACAGGTTTATTGTATTTAACATCGTAAAAATCATTTATGTCCATATACTGACCACTTTTTCTTCTTTCAGCTACAGTATCATAAAGACCTTTACCCATATTAAATGTGTAGTCATTACTGGCTAAGTATGCCGTTGCTTCATCATTAAAGCCCATCTGTTTAAGAACCATACCTCTATCTCTTCTAAGCTTTCTATCTTTTCTAAGTTGTTCTTGCCTAGACATTTCAAATCGTTCTCTCTCCCTGTCCCTTGCAAGAGAGTCTCTGAGTGCTATCTGCTCTTTTTCATGTTTGTTTCTTCTACCTGCTCTGACAGTTTCGTCTGCAGCTATACCAATACCTGATACTATACCACCTAAATTAAACATTTACATACTCCTCGCCATTAATCCTCTAGGTTGAGGTTCTTCAACTGGTGTTTCTTCCATAGGCTGTTCAACTGGTTGCCCCTCTTCTTCTTTTAAATCTTTCATAGCTAATGCTGTAGCTATTTGTTCGTTTGGTGCAACATCACGTTTTTCCATACCTGTTGTATATTTTACTTTATTTTTCTCTGCTATGTATTTAAGCAATTCTACTATTATAGGTAACATTAATACACCCACATCAATACTATGTACACCCTCCATAACGGCTGCACTTTGCATTGCATTTGCAATCGTTGTTAGAGGTATACCCATTTCTATCACTTGTAATAGCTGTGGTATAAACTCTTCATCAAGTATCTTTTCTCTGTAGAAAGGCATCACCTCATCTACATTTGTAAGCTGTGCAGGTTTCTGCCAAGGTCTATCCCCTAGCTCATGTGTCAGCCCTTCTCCGGGAATAGGTGCATCTAAACTAGGTTGCTGTATCATCATTTAATCCTTGTCTTGCTTCTCTTATCATTTTTACAAAGTCAGCTGCATTTTCTGCTTCTGTTTGTTGTTTTTCCTGTTGCATACCCATCATGCCAGATTTAGATAACAAACCTTTTTTCTTCTTCTTTTTAGGTTGTTTACCTAGCATGTCTAAAAACATATCCATGTTCTTACACGCATCTACTGCAGGATTTGTCGGACTATATCTCATTCTTTATCACCCAAATAAAAATTCACTACCAAACATAAATGCCCCTATCAACTTAC